ACAATAACATACAAGCTGCACAGCAATCCCCCCAAATCCTAAAGATATCTTCAAAGGTCTTCTGACTATGTTCAAAGGTCTTCTGACTATGTTCAAAGGTCTTCTGACTATGTCAAAAGATACCCCCCCCCCTCTTCGTGTGTGTGCGGGATGGCATGGGGGTGTTTTGGGGTTCCTTATATACGTATACCACTTCAGATTTTTCTTTAAAAATCCCAAAACACCCCCACACATCCTTCCCAGCGAATCTTTAAAACCACCTAGGGGCTAGTTCAGTAAGGTGTGCTTTAACATTGAACCTGCGTCCTTTAATATTCTCAACAAACTTCTCTAACTCAGCATCAAGGAGTTCATCCTTACGCTGTTGCATCTTGTTGTCTACGTCTTGAGCCATCTTGTCAGTCCAATATCTAACAGCCATAGCCAAGACATCAAGTCTATCGTCGTGGGCAAGGCTCCCTCTGTCTTTAGTAATACGTGTTAGCTGGTAGCTAAGCATATATTTAAGACCTTTTTCGGGAGGAAGATGTTGAATGCTCTCATAGTCCTTAAAGATAACCTTAGGATCCACAACAAGCTTATGTTGGTTCAAGACAGGTTCAAGAGTATCTATGATTCGTTTCTCTTTTTGAACGTTATGTCTTACTTCCTCAATAGTAGTAGGGTGTATTCTCTGAAGATAAGGTTTAAGCAGCTCTGTGAACATACCATCACCAAAGTTAGACTCAACAATCACATAGTTAACAGAATATTTCTCTGCTATCTGTGCTAGTTTTGTAAGAGTATCTTCATTATACCCTCCTTCTAAACCTCCTACATCAAAGACATGGAGGAAACCGTTAAGCATTTTTACTACAGCATAACCTGTTTCATCCTGACCTCTACCAGAGGGGTCAATAGCTAAGACAGAGCCAGTGTAAGGAGCACGTCCTATTGTTTCAGAAGGACCAAAGAACTTATCTCCTGCAAGACCAACGTTAGGAAGGTCTGGGAGGGGGTTAAAGATACCCCATATAAGTTTCTCAGGAGCAGAATCACTATCACAAGGATAGACAATCATGTCTGAAAGCTTCAGAGGATGCTTAGTATGGTCTGAAAGAGATGTATCTAGCATGAACTGAAGAGCAAATCCAGACTTACCGTAGCTTAGTTCTCGTTCAAGAAGGTCTTCCTCATCAAACCTTAAAGGATCTGTAGGGGTCTTTTCAAGATCTTTGTTGTCTTGAATCTTGTTGTAAATAAAAGGAGCAAGTCTTGTACCGTAGACTCTCTCGGCTGTTTCTATAGAAGGGTATCTACTTGGCCAAACACGTACTTCATAACCACGAGAAGGAAGGACATTGTACAAGGACATCTCTGTTTGAGGTGTGCCTAGATACATGATACTTCCATCAGGCTTGAGAACAGCGTCAAACTCTTTAACACTCTCTGCAAGCTTCTCTCTCATGACGTGTGTCATAGAGTTATTAGGTACTTCAACATCATCAGCTATAATGATGTCTGCACGGCTTCCTGTTATCTGTCCTGTTATTCCTACACTCTTTACAGAAGGACTACCAGATGCTTTAGCAAGGGAAACATCAAAGGCTATCTTACTCCATCGTTGTCCATCTCCTGCTATAAGGTGATTACATAGAGGTATCTCTGTAATGATTCGCTGAGCAAAGGTAGAGAAGTCATCAGCTCTAGATTTTGAAGCTGACACCACCATTATCTTTTTATCTGGGTCACGAAGCAGAAGCCAGACAGTAAAAGCAACAGCTATATAACTCTTACCAATACCTCGGAAAGCCTCAATAATAGAACGTCTAGGTGCTATTTGCATATAGTGAGCTATGTCGTACTGAATAGGAGTAGGATCAGGAAGGTTTAGATGCTTCCATACAATGTAAAGGAAGTTTCTAAAGTCTCCTAACTGACTAGGTTTACTACCTTCATCTAGGGTTAAGATTTTACTCATGATATATCAAAGGGAAGGTTCTCTAGAAGGTTACCTAAAGGACTTTCCTTGGTAATGATGTCGTAAGTTGCTCCGTTATCTTTAAGGAACTTTATAACAACCCCCAACTCCTGAGCAGATGCTTCCCCAGACTGCACTCTACGAAGGAGATGAAGAGCTGTTTCTTCGTGTATTCTTTCTAGTATGTCTTTGTTTAGACTCATATCTATCGTAGTTCAAAGTGGGGGAGATCTATAAACTTCTCCTCAGTAAGATTACCATCACTATCCCAATCTCCTCCCCACCTAATGTTAATACCAAGCTGGGCAGCAGTAGCCTTTACAAAGCCTCCAAAGAAGTAGAACCTCTTCCAATCATTCCAATCTATAGGGTATGGAAGAACATCTACAGCCCTTGAAGGAAGACTATTGTGCTTACTATTAGGAAAGGATACCTTACTATACCCAGAACGTACAGCTTCATCTTGACTTTTCTTGTCTCTATGTCCACATATAACTGTACAATCGTAGTGTTTAATAACCTCTTTAAACAACCTTTGAAGATCTACATGAGCAGTTTCAAGGTTGTTAAGAGATCTTTCTCCAAAGCTAGGCATTGTCTGTAGTTTTGTATTTAGAAAACAGCCAACGTAGCCCAAAGGTAGCAGCTATAACACCTATAAAGGATACCTGATACCAATGAGGAGCCAGTGCAAGATAACTCCAGCCCTTTACAACATAGTCCTGAATAACAGGAACAAAGGAAGCAATCATAGGAAGACTAAGGAGTATTGTAAGGTACTCATCCTTCCAACTAGAGCTACTCTGTTTGAGTGCCTCTATGTCGTAATCTGTTGTAGCACGTTGGTTAGCTATGTCTAGAGTTGCCTGAGCTTCCATCTTCTTAAGCTCTAGCTCAAGCTTCTTTTCGTTCTTTACTTTATTACCTTCTAGGATACCTTTACCGATGTCAAAGATACCCCCTACTATGTCTAATAGTACCATGCTATTTTTATTTAACTGAAGAAACAAACCTGAACTTTAACATCCTCATCACTAATAACCCTTAGGGTTCCGTTCAAACCTCTAATATCAATAGTAGCCATATCAGAAGGTAGGTCATAAGCTACAGGACTCATGAATCCAGAAACAGAGGGAATGCTGATAGGTGTTGAACCAAAACCTAGATAGACATTAGCGTTATAGTCTTTCTTAAGACCGCCACGTTTAATCCTGATATAGTTAGTTCCTGATGGAATAGCTACAGACTGTTCAACATTTGATGCAAGAACAAAGTTATAGACTGAATCAGAAGGTCTACAGACACCATTGGGTACTGTAACGTGTGCTCTGTTATGGTCTTCAACAAGCTTAATCATTAATTCTCTTCCTCTGTAGAGTGTTTAAGAAATGACGAGGAATCCTCAGGGTGTTGCTGCATCAGTAGTATCCTTGTATGAATCTCATCAGCTCTCATATCATTGAGTCTTGTTCGGCTCATCATCCAGCGAATGGAGAAGATACCTGCTACTGTCGTTATGACTGTACTAACAACCACTCCTATATCACCAAAGATCTGAGGAAGCAGGTGTAACTGATTAATTAGAGAACTAGCAGTTACACCTGTCCACCCCATAATAGTAATAGACAAAGCAGTAGTACCAGCCCACGCTGAATTATGGGGCATTTTTTATTAAGGTTCCTAGTTTATATTGCGTTTACTATGTTTACTGCTTCTTCTACAGTATAACCCAACCTGAACAGCTTAGCGTTCGGGTCAACCTTCAGTTCGTATTGCTGACGAGTTGCTACTCTATGCATTAGTCAACCAGCTCTTCTTTCTTGAAGCCGTAGCGCGTGATGACAGTCAGATCCTCTACTTCCATCCACACCGGATCAATGACTTCACCTGTATAGTCCGGCATTCCGTAGCCTTCGGGATACTCTGCGACATTCTCTTTTCTCGTCATAGACCCTTTGAGGTAATTGATAAAATCGTCGTACCTCTGAGTGCCTTTCAAAGAGTCAAGGTCTTCGCGCGAATTGATGATACTCATATTATTTCCCCTTTAAATTTATAGAATGACGAGGTGATTCCCGACGCCGCGCACCCCGAAGATGTTGTACGAGGACGACGGAGCGTAGACCCAGGACGCAAACCCCGAACCGGAGGCCGAGCTATCGTTCCAGCTCCCGCCCAAAAGCGCGGCATTAGGTTGATTGTATGTTGACCCGCGACCACCCGTGTTCGCGGTCCATGCAGCAGACCCGTAAGGACCGCCCATCATCGCACCCCATGTATACAAGTTACCTGTGGCCTGCATGACACCCCACTTTGATGTGCGGGCGGCATCGAGACCGGTGGTTCCGGGATCACTACCACGAGAAGTCGCTTCGGTTACGCCGTAGGCATACGCGAGATGCTCGTCATAGGTCGGCATCCGGAGACCATGCGCACGCATGCAGAGGGCTGCTTCGTACCATGTGAAAGAGCCGAAGCTCGTACTGCCGTTACCCCCGAACTGCGTCGGGATCCTCGGAGGAGTCGATCCATCAGCGATTGCGACGCCGTAGCACGAAGGGCCGTTGGTGATATGATCAGCGTTTAGCATATAGATTGCCGCCCAGAAGCCATCAGCAACAAGCGCAAATCCGCGAGGGTCTGGCGCATTGATGCGGAACTTCAGGTCCCACACCGAATACGGATTGAGTGCAGGAGTACTGTTTCCGCCAGCAACACCCGTTGCGTTACCGCCGGGAGCGTAGTGGCAGCCACCGACCCGCACCGCGTCCGTTACAGGCGGCGTCACATGGTTATTAGTCATCTCGACAGTGCCGTCCGGATGTACCCATACAGCATAATCCGTGCCGACAACAGGTGATCCGGGCATCGTGATGGCCGTGCCGGAAGTAATAAGGAGGTTTGTGCCGTCTACCTCAGCGTAGAAATCCTGTGCAACCTGCGCTGCAAATGCGGCCGTTGGTACGACAAGGGCGCTGTAGGGGTCGCTCTTGGCAAAGAGCAGAGGCGTTGCCGATGCTATCACTAGATCACCACTTCCGAGTAACGATACACTATTAATTGTCTTGATGTTCGTCCCGCTGACGAGTTCGTCTTGCTTCTCGTCCTGCAACTCATCCACAGCCGTCTGTACATTAGTCGCAGCAAGCCCACTGGTTGAGTTGTCGTAAGAAATACCAGCAGCTACAGAACCCCCCTCATCCAACCAATCAGCTACAGTACCTATATCATCATCTCCTGTCAAGTCAGACGCTACAGTATTGATGGCTATAGTATCTCCTGCAACAGTAGTAACATTAGAAGCAATCTCTGCAACTGTAGTAACATTAGAACTAATATCAGCGACCGTACTAATATCTGTATCTATACCAGCAACCGTTGTAACATCCTCATTAATATTAGCAACAGTAACAACATTAGAACTAATTCCCGCAACTACATTGACCTCTGTATCTATTCCTGCAACTATAGTAACATCTGTATCTATATCTGCAACTGATGTAACATTAGCATTAATACCTGATACTGTAATAACTTCAGAATTAATTCCTGCAACTGTATTAATATTTATTGCATTTTCGGCAACCGCTGTAACATCAGCATTAATACCAGCAACAATATTAATATTCACTTCATTAGCATTTACCGCATTGATGTTTGTTACGGCTTCTATAACTGATTCAATATCGTCTAAATTATCTGCAACAGTATTGACATTTATGATATCCGTACCTACTAGATTGACGTTTGCAACTGATCCTGCAACAGTGTCAACATTGGTTATAGAATTTTTAACAATATCAATGTTATCAATACTTGTAAATACTCTATCAATGTTATCTGTTGATGTATAAACTCTATCCAGGTTATCTACACTAGTATATACTCTATCTAAATTATCAGTTGATGTATAAACCCTATCTATCTTGTCTACTGAAGTATAAATACGATCAAGTTTGTCAATAGATTCTTCTAAACGATCTATATTACCAATAGAAATATAAATACGATCTATATTATCAACAGAATCAACAACTCTATCTATATTATCTGTACTTAAATAAACTCTATCAACTTCATCTATAGATTCAAATATTCTATCTAATTTACTTATAGAAGTATGAATTCTATCTATATTTTCTATAGATGTATATAATCTATCTACATTATCAATTGAAGTATATACTCTATCTATTTTTAAAATAGATTCAAACAATCTATCAATTTCATCTATAGATGTATAAACTCTATCTATGTTATTTGCTGATTCACTTACTCTTACTACATTAATAATATCATCTGCTACTATATTAACATCAGTAACATTGTCTGCTACTGTTATAACATCAGTAATATTATCATGTACAGTTGTTATATTCAAATAAATAGAATATAAAAAAGTATTAGTTTCATCTAAAAATGTAGATAAAACAACTAAATCTTCTTTAGTAAGATATTTAACAGGAACCTCAAATCTCTGTTTAATATCAGTAATGGCTTGTTGTAATTCTATGTTATTTGTTATACTCATATTAATTCATCGTAAGTAAATGATGTTTGAGGATTGTTTATATTCATATACAAGTTAGTAATATTTAATGAAAAAACAAAATTATTATTTCTAATAATTGAACTAGCAATATCATATAATACACTAATATCTACAGCACTAACATCATACCATTCACTTTCTTCTAACATATTTTGTATAATAGTTAATGTAAAAAGTGACTCTTTTTTGATAAGACTATTATCACCATAAATAGTATTAAAACTAATTAGTTTAGCATCTGTATCTAACACAGATGATGTTAATTGACTTAATATCATTAAACAATTAATTTTTTAAGTTCATTACAATAGTAATTAGCATCTTCAAATCTTTCTAATGATAATGCCATTTTCATTAAATTTTCTGAAATATAAATATTATATAACAAATCTTTATTTAAAGAATTAGGATTATATAAATCTTTTACTACTGCTATTTTTTTAGAATAACTAGTACTTAAATCAGCAACAGAAGCATTTGAATACAATACATTATCTTCTATTTCTATTCCAGTTCCATCCCATTCAATTGTAAATTGAATATAATAAAGAATATCATTAGTAACTGAATTTAAAGGTATATTTTTAATTTCTTTATTATTAACCTTATCTAAATAAGATCCTAAATCAATAGTTGTTTCTGAAGGAATCCATCTATCAGTATCACTTGAGTTCCAAATATAAATGTTTTTAAATTTATAATTAGAATCAGTTTCTATATTAATTTCAAGTGAACCGTTAAATACACGTAAAAGATTTATAATAATCATTTAATTTATTTTTATTTGTTATAAGGTTCCATATCTGCCAGTGCCACTTCCACCGGCTTATCATTCTGCCATACGGCATCGGCGACCCATATTGTGCGCTCTTCGCCACTCATGCCATCAGTGACAATCTGCTGCTTCGCGTTCGTGAAGACGTACCAGCCGTCTTCGTGTGGTGCGAATGACGGTGGCTCGTTGTCAAAGTGAGCTACTCTTGTTTCTTTGCTTGCCATAGTCTTTTTTGTTTTAGTTTTAAGTTTGATGCCTCAGATTTTTCTTGTTTCTCAGCCCAGAGGCTCTTCTCGCTTTCTGTTGACTCGGCGAGTTCTGCATCAAAAATCCGTTATCCTGTGCGTGGCGCATATTTTCCGCCTTCGTCACCCATTCCAGATTTTCTACATTGTTATTTAAGGGGTCTCCGTCGATATGATTTACGTCTGGCTTTCCGTCCGGATTTGGTATATAGGCCATAGCTACCAGTCGGTGTACTAACACCGCCTTTCTATTTCCCGCGTTCCATAGCGCGACAGCTCTCTGTTTTCGCGGTCTCAACCTTCCGGCTGTAGTCACAATAATCCGTTGCTTTAAAAACCCGCCGCTGGGCAGTCTGCGGCTCGGATAAGAGTATACCTGCCCATCGGTAGTGACCGCGTATTTTCCTTCAAACCCTTTCACGTCAATCATATCAATAACACAACCGCCCCCCGATCTTCGAAGTC